ATAATCGTTTTAACGTCAGCAACCTTGCCCGAACGATTCATATAAATGCTTTCAGTCTTATGCGCTAAACATGGCGCGCAAATCCAGCGACCGTTTACTTTTGTTTTACGAAACTCACCGCCAGCAACATCGCGTGTGCATTGGCAACTGGTGCAGAATTTAGTCGTCATAGTTTTTACCATTTGCAATCAATTCATTGTCGTTAACACTAATGTATGATCCGTCATCAAAATCAAGATAAAAATAGTCGGGCGCGATTGGACGTTGTCGTATCACGCTAAAGACTCTTGCAGGGTCTCCATCAAAAATAACCCTGTCGCCTGACTTTAGTTCATCAATCCAACTTGTCATGCTGCCCCCTTGCGCGAATAGCTTCTCTAAACGCCATTGCTGCATCCATAAGAGCAGCCTCGTAAGCATCAAGCGGAGATATATTCGTATAATCACGATCTGGCGTAGTTAAGTGAACTTCAATACTTGCACATTCTTCACGCTCTAAACGTATTAACTTTTCAAACTCTGGCAGCTTATTCATTATGTCTGGCGTAAACTCGAATCCTGCTTCGTTTAACATTCGTAAAAGTTTGTGATTCATTTCCCCTCCCTAAATTTTATTATTTGCTCTTTTGCTTCTTCAGCGCCTTTGCACACCAACACGGTGTCGCCAATACTGCGCAAGTAAACGTGCCAATCCTTTTGCTGTGGGCTAACCGTACCGCCTTTGATGCGCTTCATTTCAATCCACAGTTTCCACTCTGGTGCGTACAGGTCTGGAACGCCTGGGCTAACTCCTTCAACTTTTAACCGTGCGGCCACCGTGATGGATCGTTTTTCGCCGTTAGCAATGGCAAAGATTCTTACCTCTTTATACGTCTGGCGAAACCATTTAACGACTTCTCGCTGTTCTTCATGCTCGGTGGGGATTCGTTCAGTCATTCCATTTCCTTGATAGGACGCGATAAAACTTGCCTTCTTTTTTATACGCAATCGTGGCCGGTGGTTTGCCGTGATTCATGTACGTGGCAATCTGGTCTAGCTTCGTCACACCCACCGCAAACAATTCACGGCTACCCACACCGGACGCATTAGCCATCTTGGCTAACTCTCTAACAGCTCTGTCACCCGCATAACCATCGTGACGAAGTGGCAGGTACTCGGTAATCGATGGGTCGGACAAATTCTTTGAATAATAGCTGACGGCAAGCATTTCTTTACCGCTTGCGTTGCTGATGTGCTTGCGCCAGTTCCAGCCGGTAATAATCATGTCTTTGGCATCCATGCCCATAATATCGTCATGGCGCAGCGCCAATGGCTTCGGTACAGATGGCGGAAATTCATGGCCACAAGATGGACACACTTTCATGGATATGGCGCATAGTTCATGGCATTCCGTGCAAACCTTGACCGGCATTTCACCGTTTCCAGACCCTGCTTTGTTGGGCGGCTGCACGTTGGTGATCGGGCCATGCGTTTCAACCACTCCCGCAAAATCCAATACCAAGCAATGGTCGATGTGATCTTTAATGCGCATACCGCGACCCGCCATTTGCACGTATAGACTGGCGCTCATGGTCGGGCGTAGCATGGCAATCAGATCAATATTAGGAGCATCAAAACCAGTAGTAAGCACGTTAGCATTTGTTAGTGCCCTTATTTTTCCAGATTTAAATTCATGGATGATTCGCTCTCGGTCTGACTTTGGCGTTTCGCCAGTAATACACGCCGACTTAATGCCTTGGTCGCGCAACTCAATCGATACGTTTTTCGCGTGATTGATACCTGCGCAAAAGAATAACCACGATTTTCTATCGCCAGCCAATCGAATCACTTCGGCCACAACGCTTTCATTATTCTTTCTTGTATCGACTGCTTTTTGTAATTCGGACTCAATAAACTCGCCACCACGTTTTTTAACGTCACTAGTATCTAGTTTGGCCGTGGTGGTCTTTGATCGTAACGTGGCCAAGTGACGTTTGTAGATCAACTCCTCGATGCTTACTGGCTCAATCAAATCATCAAAGATCGCTGGTTTGTCCGTGATAAGACCGTGTCCTAGCCTGTAAGGAGTAGCTGTTAGGCCGATTACGCGCAACTCAGGATTGATGACCTTCAATTCATCCAACAACGTGCGGTAGCCACCTTCGTTTTTGTGGCTAATCAAATGACACTCATCCACAATCACCAAATCAATATGGCCAAGCGCTGAAGATTTAGTGCGTACCGATTGAATGCCAGCAAAGGTTATCGGCTCACCTAAATCACGCTTACCAATACCCGCTGAGTAAATGCCAAGCGGAGCGCCAGCCCAATGCTGACGCATCTTCTCAGCGTTTTGCTCAATCAGTTCTTTAACGTGCGTCAGCATCAGAATTTTTGTGCTTGGCCATTTCTGCACGGCATCCTTGCAAAGCGCGGCAACGATGTGGCTCTTGCCCGAGCCAGTTGGCAGCACCAAACAAGGATTGCCTTTGTTTTTTTCGAGCCATTCATAGAGCTGGGTGATGGTTCGGGTTTGATAGTCACGGAGCATTTAGAATTTATAATTAGCGATGCGTTGACCAATCCATGCCATAACAGGCACAGCCATTGAATTACCTAGTGCTTTATATCTTGAGCCATCAGGTGACTCTGATGATTTGCGCCAAGGTATGTTGGTGTAACCATCAGGAAATCCCTGTAGTCTTTCGCATTCCACTGGAGTTAGACGGCGCACAGCCATTGACTGCATCACCATACCAACATGGTCGCCATCTGATTTGTCTGCTCTAATGGTTTGAGATGTGTTGGACAGAGTTTGGTTGTATCCATCAAATGCCACCGAAGCCATCGGTTGGGATACAAACAAACTACCATTGTCAGCACTAGCATTTCCATTCCATTTAGTACCGTATGCTGCAGTTAGACAATCTGCTGTTTCTCTAAATGGAATTGGTTGCACTACTGCATGACGGTCAGTTGTGTTCTGCGTAAAACAAACCTCTTCATTGATACCATCGCCTTGTGGCCCAGCATTGTCGCTACGACCAATCATGCTGCCTTGAATGGCATAAGTTGGAATTAAAGTTTCTGTCTCTGAATCTAATCGTGTTTTTGTTATCAAGCATTTAGCAACTGATTCAGTCGCTTGTAAAACAGAATAAACCTGTTGAGTTACCTCACTTGATTGTGGGCTTCTGCTTGGGTCGTTACTTGCTGTAAGGCTTGGTGCAACAACTCTGGCAACTTCTTGCCTCTTTTCTCTGCTCGGCGCAGGATTCCCGCACACGCTTTCGCGCTCAAAAAGAACTTCTGCGGCAGGTCGCCAGTCTCCAAGGTATCCGACAACGAACACACGACGGCGTCGCTGGGCCACTCCGAAGTATTGAGCGTCAAGCACTCTATAGGCGAACCCATACCCGAGTTCAGCCAACGCCCCAAGGAAGGAACCAAAGTCCCGTCCACCGTTTGAACTGAGGACACCCGGCACGTTTTCCCATACAAACCACTGGGGTCTAAAGTGGTCAAGAATTCCGCAATAGACGAGAGCGAGATTTCCTCTGGGGTCTTCAAGTCCTTTGCGGAGTCCGGCAACGGAAAATGATTGACAAGGTGTTCCACCGACCAAAAGGTCAATTGGTTTTTCAAGATTCCACTCCTTAAATTTTGTCATGTCACCTACGTTTGGGACATTTGGATAATGATGTGCAAGTACAGCCGATGGAAAAGGCTCAATTTCAGAATAGCCAACAGCCTCCCACCCCAACGGATGCCAAGCAACTGACGCAGCCTCAATTCCAGAACATACAGATAAATATTTCATTATGTTTTATCAATATTGGTAAGTTATTTAACCCACCACCCTCGCATTAAACTCTCTGCGAAACTCCACCGCAAATTCATCAGGGTCAGCGCATACGGCAGGATTGGCCAATATTTCTTTTGAGCCAAAGACATTGGCATCAGGCTCGCCGTTAATCACATCCTTGCCATTAATGACGTAGATCGCTTGCCACTCAGTGTCGCTTTCCTTGCGCTGGTATGGCACTAAGTCGGGATGCAGTACATGCGAATCACAGCCTTCGCGCTGCCACTCAACCGGTATCTCGTCGGCATCGTGACGCTCGCATCGCCATGTTGAATTCTCTAGCGCCGTACTGTTGGCGCACGTTCTGCAATTGGCGTGTTTAGTAATCTTGGACTCGAAACAAAAGTCATGCGCTGGACACCAGCGGCACTGATACCACGTTGGGTCGGCTGCCAGTGGTTCTGGCATACGGTCGGCCAAGGCAATGCGCTGGCCTCGCGCTATGGCTTTCTCGGCTACGTCTTTATCAAACTTGACTCGCTCCGTATAGATGCGGTCGTCGTCTTTGCAAACGGCCACGTACAAAGCGCGATCAATCTCGGTTCCAGCCATGTACACCTGCATTTGCACGAAATGCTCTGGCTTGGATTCCTCAACGCCTTTTTTCTCTAAGTCATTAAATGATTTTAGGCTATGGGTCTTGAACTCGGCGACATGCTCTTTCTTCGGCGCGCCTGGCACACCGGATTTAATAACGCCGTCCAGGCTACCCGATACGTGAGAGCCGAAACTAACTCGTGATTGGTTGCCGGTCGTGCGCTGAATATCAATACCAATGGCGCGCAGGTCGGAGACGATCTGAGCCTCTTCCAGATTACCGCGTCGAAAGACCCGCAGAATCCTGCCGTCAAACTTCTGCTGTACTGCCCACCGAAACGACAGCCATAGCCAGCGATCGCAGGGATGCCCCAAGGTTGACGCCCCAAGGTGCGGCCTTGGCGGCTCCTGACGGCTTTCATGGTGCTTGTCAATCAGGCTGGCAATGTTGTATTCTGGCTCTGGAATTTTCATGATTCCTTTTCTCCTTTACGTTCGAGTTTGGCCAGGGTTAAACCCCTGGCCTTTTTTATTACTTCTTCTGCCAAGGCGGCGCAGCTTTACCGGTAGCAGCTGGTTTTGCTGCGGGTGCTGGTGGAACCGATCCAGCCACCGCTTTGAAGCCTTTGACCTCGTTCTGGTCGCCGTATTGGTCAGAGCTGCGAATAGCCACCTTGATTGATAGCTGACCGCCAATTAGCTCGTCGGTGTCCTGCACTTTAGCCAGCCCTATGGCGCGCATCACCTCGCCTAGCTGCTGGCGTCCGATTTCCTCAGCCGTAGGGTTAGGGTTGCGGATATTCAAATTGCCAAAGACGATGCGCCCTTGATGCGTCGGGCCCGTAATGTCGTATTTAATGGCAATGTACTGGCCAGTTCCGGCCTTGGTTGCTTTTAACTCAGCGCCTGTGATCGTCGCCGTGTACCAACCTGCTGGCAGCACTTGATACGATTTCTCGGACACTGGCATATCGTCAGCGCTAAAAGTTTGATCTAGAAAAGCCATTATTCGTACTCCTTCATTGTGATTGTGAATGTTGGTCTGCCTGGCGTTGTTGTAATTGCGCCGAGCAATTTGTTTGTGATACTTGTATCGGTTGCTTTCCATACGACACTCGCTATTTCTGGCTTCCATCGGAATAGACTTGATAAATGTTCTTCCAGCCCATTTGCAACCGCTAATTCGTGCAGCTTGTCAGCGTTGACCTTGCGATTCATACGACCTTCAATTTTTACTACGTACTGACCAACCTCGCGGTTGTCGGTTCCTTCAAACTGCTCGGCAATGCGGAAATGCTTAACTAACTTATCCTCGATTTGCCGACGGTAGGACGTTGCTGCCGATTCTTCCATCTTGGCGATTGTCCATTCCTTGGTAAGTGTTTCGATCTCGCTCATAGAATCCACTCCACGATGGTTTCGGCAAAGATGGCCAGAGCCATGACGATGGCAATATTTATATTCATTTCTTCGCTCCAATCTTAGTAATAACCGCACCCAAATCCGCTGGTTCCCACGCATCTAACTTGCCAGAGCGATCCTTGGCTAACCACAGACCATCGGAATCGCACATCAAGGCGCGCTGACTACCGCCCTCGGCATCACGCTCAACACGCAGAGCCAATACTTCGTCAAAGAAGTACGGCAGACTTTGGCCGGTTTTGTTACCTGGCATTGATGGTGCATATAAGACACGACCCATTTCATCCTGCGTCTTTTCCAGCTTGGCACTCATGTAAATGTGTTTGCCTGGCAGATCACGGAAGACGCGAATAATGTCGGCCATCTGTTCCTGCATCGAACCGTAGGCAGCGCGTGGGTCTTTATTGACCTTCTTTTCGTAGTTCAACACGACCTCGGCAATTTCCGAAATGCTGTCGATGGCTACCGATTCAAACTGCGCGGCATCGGCTGATTCAGAGAGCCATTTATAGGCTTCCTGAAGGTCAGCCATCGTGCCAATTTCAATGTAGGGTAGTTCGGCATCCTGAATCGATAAAAGACCGCCCTCGGCGCTTAAAACGATTGGGCTGGGCAAGGTTGGTATCAAGCTGGTTTTCCCTGCACCGGCTTGTCCATAAACAAGCAATTTGACGCCATTAGCTGTCAGGTTGCCGGTGGATTTAAGATTAATAGCCACGGCTTGCCTCCGCATAAGTTAGGTCGGTTGTGTTTGATTCAGCAGCAGCCCAAACATGCGCCCAATCTTCGGCGGTCTTGGAACTGTTCTCCGCTTGGTTATTGCAGCTAAGCGCAACCAATGCAGCGTCTATATCGTCCAGCATGATTTCATGCTCGGCGTAAATGGCCTTGGCCTGTTTTGTTGTAAGCATTTTTATTCTCCTTTTTAATAAGAAATGCCGACCTTTGATGGGTCTAAACCAGCATCAGCTAAACGCTGGCCAACTGATGAATGAAAGGATCGAATCATCGCTGCATAAAACTCCTCTGATCCATCATTTATATGGCCACAATTTTCAGCGTCAACGCATTCGTCAGTAAATGGGGCGCCGTTCCATCCAAATTTTCCAAAAGTCTCATCAACGAGCTTGGTCATTTCTTCGTATTTTTTGCGATATTTCATTTTTTCTTCCTTTTGTTTACTCGCCGGTCAGGGTATCTGGTTGGCGATTAGTTGCATCCTAAATCTAATCAATGTATGCTGTCAACACTTTTTGAAGCCAACTCACAATAAATTATATGATTTATACATTAGATAAGATTAGATTTCTATTGCAGGATAGAAGACTAAACCATATTGCCGAGGCGACAGGCATTCATATCAACACGATTCGGGACGTTCGTGACAATCCAGACGCTAATCCGACCTACAAGGTATTGGTGGCATTGAGCAATTACTTGGAGAGTACGAATGTCAACCAAGGCTGAAGCAGCGCTGACCTATGCGTCGTGGGGATGGCACGTTATTCCTGTGGTTCCCAATGGAAAAATACCGGCGACTCAACACGGCGT